AGGAGTCAATGGGTCCACCAGCAGAATGCCCTTGATGGGGTCATCACCAGCTGCAGGATCGCCCGGAATCTGAATCGGCGCCATCTTGATGGTCATCTCATCAAAGATTGCAGCAAACTCGTCCAGGTGCGACAACTTCATGCCGTCAGTGGTTGCAATGGATGCCAGTTGCGCACCGCCTTGCGTCAGGCTGGAGCCGTTCACCACCCAATGGCGGTTGAAAGACGGGGCCTTGACGGCATTCACCATCATCTCGACAAACTCAGGGTCAGATGCCAGAGGCAACACCCAATCAGTGCCGTCCTGCTTGCCGCGCGAGCCGGCCAACAGGGTCAAACAACGCTGCCACCGGAAGGCGGGGATCGCGCGCTTGAGCTGGGCCAGCGCATTCAGCCGCATGCTGTGCGGTGTTCGTTGCGCTGTCATCTTCCCGCCTGCGGACACTGGCAGGGTTGCCATGTCAAGCGTCACGTCCTTGGACGAATACTTGAGCGCAGCGCCCATGCCTTCAGCATTGCGGTCACCCATGATCGCGCGCAGCTTGACAACGTGAGCACAATCAACCTGCACCACGTCACCGGGGCCTTTGCTGAGTTCATCCACACGCACGATCGGCATTTCGGTCGTGGTTTGCTGCTTCAGCTTGCGCATGGCGGCATCGTGGGTGGGCATGGGGCCGGTCAGGGCAGCCAATGGGGTCGGCTGGCGAACTGCCATGGCAGAGAGTGCAGTCGAAAACTGCTTATTGGCCAGCGAGTTACCGCGAGCGCCTGAGGTTGTGGACATTTTCGTTTCCTAAAACTGTCTCAGCGGGTCAAGCCATTGGCAGGGAAGCCATGATCTGTTCGTCAGACATCCCCTGGTAATTGACCGTTTGAGTATTGGCGGGTGCCCCACCCCGGAAATCACTGATGCCTTTTGGTCCTTGGACCGGGGCGGCAGCAATCACGGCGGCGGGGTTGGTTCGTTGTGCAGCGGGTGCTGCTGCTGCAAGCGCAGCGGATGAAGGGCTTAGTGCAGCCTTGGAGCGGCGGGCCGCTTCGGTAAACCGCTCGGTGATGTCACGGTCACGCCAGTCCGGGTCAACGGACAGCGCTTTGTCGTACTCCACAGCGCGAAAGAACTTGTCCTGCTGCGCTGGGTCGTACTGCCATGCCACCAGATCGGGCACGCTATCAATCACATCTTGAATGCCAGAGTCGTAGCTCGGGGCTTCAAACTCGGCTTGCACCTGGGGTTGGGCCTGCTTCAGCTGCGCTTCAATCTCACGCTGTTTGCGTGCGATCTTGGCTTGCAAAGGGAAATCAGCCTCCAGTTCAGCCAGTTCAGCGTCCGTGATGGACAAATCCACCGGTTGCTTGCCTTGCTTGAGGGCTTCGTTCTCGCTGCGAATCTGCTCCAACTCATCACGCAAACGCTTCTCAGCGCGGCGGGATGCACGCAGGGCGGCACGGGGATCGCCTTGAGGCGGTGCGGGCTCTGCGCTTGTTGTGGCTTCAGTCGTTGCTGCCTCGGCTGATTCAACGGGCTTCGCTGTTTCAGCCGGCTCAACAGGTGCGGGTGGGGTTGCAGCTTCGCCCGGCTGGTCATCGACCGTCACAGGCTCATCGTTCTCCACCAAGTTGCTCAGAATGTCGTGTTCGGATTGATCGAACGTTGCGGGATGGTTCACTGAGGTTTCCTTCATTTCCGTTTGCGGTCGGACACCGAGGCCTTGCGGCCGCCGTCATTGATCACAGCCAGGGCGTTGACGAATCGCACTGGCCGGCTGCCACTGGGGTACACACCGCGTTGCGTGGCTCACATTGCGGCGGCTGGAAACGACGAAGGCCAGCGCATGGCTGGCCTTCAGGCGTAAAAAAACCCGCTGGTTTAGGGCGGGTGGTATTGGGTGGGCGTTAAGCCATGGCCTCATTCAAGGCATCGTTAATCATCTGGTCCTGCTCTTGCTGCGCTATCTGCTTGATGCGCGCCTCATTCAGTTCAACCTCGCTCATGGTCTTGGCCGTTTTGGCATGGTCATCATCTGCGGCCACACCCGACTGCAGGCGCTGCTCGATCAAAGCGGCGGCTGCATTGGCTTGGCGGGCGCTGGCCCGGTTGCGCTCGGCGCTGGCCACCTTGTCGTCGGTGACGGCCTGAGCGGCGGCGGCTTCCTGCTGCATCTTTTGCTGAATCTGCTGCTGCTGCATGGCATCGGCTTCGGCCTGACCGTTTTTGTCGCCCGGCATGGGCAATCCGCTGGCCTTGCGCAAGCTGTCGGCCACCTCTTGGCGGTTCGGCAGGCTGGTGGACTCCACATAAGCGGGTGCCAGGATCGCCACGGCTTGCGGGTTGGTGCCCAAGGCTTGAATGATCTGGGCAATCTGCTGCTGAGTCTGCTGGCGGTAGGCTGGCGTGCTGGGTGTCTCGGCCAATGAGGTCTTGATGTCGGTGTCCTTCACCTGATTGACTGGCATGCCATCTGGCGCCCAGTCGTTGAGTACCACCACGCGGCGCGTCTTGCCGGTCCCAATGGGCACTTGCAGGCGCTCGTCCCTGTAATCGCTGGTGATCTCATCCACCAAGGACTCGAACACTGAGCGGCGCGCGTAGGTGTAGTTGTCGTTCATTTCGCCCATGGATTGCTCGCCCTGCTGGATCAACAGACTGTTGGCAATGCCTGATTGAGCCGTGGCGCTGCCCATCTGGCTGGCGTAGCGTCCTGCGGTGTCCTGAATCAACTGCTTGCTGTCGGCCATCACCTCGAATTGTTCGCGCTGCATGCTCAATTCGTTTTTTACCTGCACCGCCTGGCCCTTATTTTGCCGGTTGGGGTTGGTGATCACTACCAGGTCAGGGCGCATGATGCCGTCTGCAATGTCGGCAATCGAGTTGTAATTGGTGTCCAGCGCATCACTGTCCAGAGCCACCTGGCGACTCTTGAGCATCCACTGAATGCGGGCGCGGCGCTCGTTGTACTCATCCTGCGGGGCCACCATGCCGTCAATCAAGCCGTATGGGCTCTTGTCCTCATCGTCCCGAAAGGCGAACATGGGGATATAGGGGAAATTCTTTTTGGTCGTGCCTTCATCCAGCAACCGGTGGGGGCCGGCATACAGCGCGCGGCGCACTTGGGAGGTGATGCCTTTGGTAACCTTGACCAGCCCACGCGATACCGCCTCAATGTGGCGGGGGTCTTTATCGTCATAGGCCACGATCTTGCCCGGGCCCATGTGCAGCACCACGCAAGTCGCCGGCACGCGATACCAAACCTCGTACAGCTTGATCATCTTGCGGGCTGAATCCACCCAATCCTGCTTGGAGATCGTCACGTTGAAGCGGCGTTCATTCTCGAAGGCCCCGCGCATGCTCACGCTGTCAGGCTCGGCCAGCAAGGCATTTCCACTGTCCAACCAGTTTTCCCAGCCATTCACGGACCGGTGCAGCACCTCACGGTGCTCAGGCATGCCGGCTTCCAGCTCATCCAGATCAATGAAGCGCTTGCGCACCAGCCAGCGGCAGCCATCCAACAGTGTCGTGCCGCGCTGGCCACGCCAATCCCACCAGACTTCCTCGATGGGCACCGACTCCACACGGTAGGGATAGGCCAATGGGTCGCTGTTGCGGCTCACATGAACCCAGCCCAAGCCCTTTTTGACCATGCTGGCGTAGCAGTCCGACACCGCCATGTGCGCCCGTGTCTCGCGTTCAGCTTCTTTCAGCTTGCAGCTCACGACCTCGGCCACATCGGCGTAATCGTCGTTGTCGGCCTCCACCTTGACATCGGTGCGGCTCTTGGCTTCTTGACCCAACACCGAATTGATGACCGGGCGCACCAGGTTGATGACCCGCTCTTCCAGGTTTTCGGCCCGCAGTGCGTATTTCTGTGATTCGGTCAGTTGCTTGCCGTCGTAATAAGCGCTGCATATTGCGGCACGGGTGCGCCACTCGGGTTGCTCTGCGCAGTCTCGAAGCATTCTTTCGAGCGCATAGAGGCTGAATTTTCCAGCACCTGCAAAGTCGCGGGAGGTTGCGCCCACTTTGTCATCGTACTGGGGGTATGGATTGATCATTGCAGTCCTCGTTTGCGCCTGAACTCGGCTGCGTCGTCACCCAGCCCAGCGGGCGGGATGGCATCATCAAAAGTCATTGAAACGGCATCACCCTTATCGGGCGAGCGACCAAGCACTTCACGAATTTCGTCTTTGTCCCTGATCTGGATGCCGGCATAAACGCCCATGGTCACCACCTTGTAGCGTGCGGCGCACAGATCAGCAGCCAGCTCATCGTCAAGCGGCAGGGAGATCGGGTCGGGGTTGGATGGGTCCAAGGCCTCGCGCAGCCGCCAGTAGCTCTCGGCCCGCTTGTTGCGAAAGCGCAAGGTGCCATTGCTGTCTGATGAACCACTGCCCTCAGAGCCCACGAACGGATGCACCCGCATGCGCAGGCCGCGAATGAAATCAAGCGCTGAAGCACCGATACCAATTGAGTCCACCACCACGGGGGCGCCATTGCGCACCAGCGGCGCCACAAACCCGGCTGCCTTGGGGCCGTCATTTGTCATCATCCCCGGGCAGGTCACCAGCTTGTCAAACCAGCGGCCATACCGCGGGGCTGCAGTTGTCTTGTCCACACCACCGCGCGCCACATCCAGGCCAATCGAGGTCATGGGGCCTTTGGCTTCCAGCGGCTTCCAGCGCGCCATGGCTGCTTTCACCCACTCGGTGGGGATCACTTGCCACACCGGGTCAGAGCTACCAGCCATGAAGTCACCGCGCAGCATCTGCGAGCGCAAGGGCTCAGGCAGGGATTGCAAGGTGGCTTTGTAGCCCGTGCTGCTCAGAAATATGTTGTCATCCACGCTGGAGGGGATGAAGGTTCGACTCTTGGGCAGCACCCAGTCATTCCCGACATGCACCCGCTCAGGGCCTGGCACCGCCATATCCTCGCCCTTTTCATCACTCACATACCAGCGCAACTCGCCGGGCTTGGCTTTGTTGGGGTGCATCGGGTCCAACCAAGGCGCCCAGAACTTCTTGACCCACTGGCCATCGCTGGAGGTAGGTGGATTTCCTGCACAGACCACGCGCTGGCGGACATTGGGGTTATCGGACCGAAGCCAGCCGATCAGCGTGCGGAACTGGGTTTCCAAAAAGTGGGTGATTTCGTCAAACGCTTTGAGGTCATGGGCGCGACCTTGAAATTTCATCCAGTCCTCGGGCTGCTTCACGCTGCCCAACTCCATCACCTTGTTGCCGGGCAGGCGCCACACACCGGTCGTGCTGTTGTAGCCAACGCGCGTGCCGGTAATCTTGCTCATCCGCTCTTCAATGCCAATCAGCTGCACCGACTCACGCCGGAAGATGATCGAGTGCTCCTGGCTTGTCAGGCAAAGCCCCAGCAGCAAATCCGTTTTGCCGCCCCCTGCAGCGCCGCCATAAAACAGAATGTCGGCCTGGGATTCGTAGGCCATGCGCTGCGGGCCTTCTTGCGGAACCCAGATGGGCAGGCCGGCTGTCAGCAGTTCATCCAACTCAGCCTTTTCTGCTGGCGTCATCTTGGCAATGTCAGCCATCAGTTCGGCAGTCGTCATCGGGCTTGTGCCTTGGCTATCAATGCAGCCATGCGAACGGCACGCTCGGTATCGGTGTAGCGCGACACGTCAGAGTCCTGCGGGTTTTCACTGCTGCCATCTTCAATGTTGAAGGCCTGGCGTTCCAAACTTACCCAGGTCTTTGTGGCATTGGCCAGATTGACCGCAATGGCTGAATGCTTCTCCAGCGATACGGCTTTCATCAGGCGATTGAAGCGCTCGGGGCTTTTGTCATCCTTGCACGCCACTTCAATGTCGTCCTGGAACTCGTCCCGCCTGCCAGCCACGTCAATCAATTGCTGGGTCAGCAGTTCAACCAGTGCATTGCCCTGACGAATGCGGCCACGATGCCCACGAACGATCTGAACCACGGTGGCTGCGGCTACTTCAATGATTTCCCGCTCGGTTTGCGGGGATGAAGTGCGAACTGAGCTGCAAACCAGATCGGTGCGAACCTTTTCATTTACCCGGCTGGTTAGATCACGAAGCCATCCATGAGACCGGGCTTTTTTCCGAATAGCTGTGTCCGATACATTGTGAATCTTCCCAATTTCTCGGATGGAGAGAACCCCAACGCGGTAATCCCGCTCAATCAATTCCCAGTCAACCGCTTTGCGAATTAAGGCGTCAGACATGACGCACCAAAATGGAGCGTGAGGCGATAAGGCTCAAGTCAGCGCCATCGAGTCGAAACCATTCTCCACGAACTCTCTTTCCATCAAAAATTCGGTGCAAGTCAGATTCTTCCTTACGCATGTTGCCGACGAAGTAGCAGCAAGCGACGCAAATATCAAAAGGCGAAGCGCACTGGTGGGTATTGAAGCGAGAACTGAATACCTTGGACAGGCCGATCTTGTAGAAACGCTCAACACCTGAGTCCAGATAGATGACGTAAACAAAGCCTGATCTGTCCATTTCATCTTCAACCGACCCAAGAACAACCCGTTCATCAGCAGCGGTGATGTTCGCACGTCGAACCCATCCGCTCTGCTCAGCCTTTTTCCGAATACCTCTGTCAGATACCCCGTGGACCCTCCCAATCTCTCGGATTGACAAGATTCCACTCAGGTACTCCTGTTCAATGGGGTCCCAGTTTCTTTTGGCCTTGGCCATCTTCTTTGCAGTTGCCATGATCATTCCTCTGTAAACCCACTGCCCATCGGATTCACCCTCGCGGGCTGGGCATGACCGTATTCACATCCGTTGATTACCCGACTTGTGCAGGCGGGGAGATTCCATCGCCATTTGCCCGTGGCGAACCGATTCAACTTCTCGGTGTTAGTCGGGGTTCGAAATAAAAAGGCCCCGGGGGATTGCTCCACCGGGGCTTGCACGTCCCAACGGCAATAAATCGTTTGCCTGCTCAGAAGCAAAGCGAGGGCTGCAGCTTCTCGCTGACCCGAATAAGTCGGTCCATCAAAGGCGGCTTAACCTTCTTGTGGTCATTCAAGCCTTTACCGCACACACTGGCAAAACGGTCTTGGCTGTCCACTGCGGCCTTGGCTTCAAACCACTCCACCATGAGGGAGCGCTGCGGGATTGCCTGGACTTCCAGTGCGTCGAGCTGGTTCAGAACCCAGTGGCGAAACTCTTCGCCTTTGGCTGTGCGGGAGAACATGCCGATCAGGTGGGCGCCGCGAAGGCTGAACACGCGCATTTCGGAGTCC